TACAACAGCAGGAATCCATGAAATAACTTCTTTGAAATTTTCAAAATCATTAGTTGCTTTTTCGATAGCTGTTTCTTTGTTCTCAGCTTTGATTTTACCCTCTTCGATTGCATTTTCTACAAACTCGGTAATCTCTTTTACACGAACTTTTTTAAGTTCAGTTTCGTAAATTTCGTTTTGAGCTTTCAAAGTTTCATTCTCAGCGTTAACTTCGTTTAATTTGTTTTCGCTTTCCTCAATGATTGCGTTCTTTGCCTCAATTTCTGTGTTCAAAGTAGCATTTTTTGTTTCAAGCTGCTTAACTGCATTAAGGATTGACTCCTCGTTTGCATCTTTGTTCAAACCTAGATGGTTAGTTAAGTTATCGTACATAATTGTATCCTTTTTAAAATTATTATTAAAGTATATGTCTTTACACTCGTTCATGTAAGCATCAATAGATAAATCGTTTTTAACCCTTACTTTTGTGTTTTCGATTTCGTCCACAAGACCTAAATCTTTTGCCTCTTTAGCTGTGAACCAAGTTTCCTCGGTCATTAATTTTTTGGCTTGTGGCTTAGTTAATTTTGAATTTGTTGTTATAATTGTAAGTAGGCTGTCTTTCAGAGCTATTAAAGCGTTTTTATCTTTCCCGTCCGCCATCTCTTCTAAACTCGTACCGCCTAAACTTGGGTCGTGTATCATAAGTTTAGAATAGTTCTTCGCTTTTCTTTTTGTTCCGCAAACAAACACAACACCTGCCATGCTTGCAGCGATTCCTTCGTTTACTGTAATTATGTTTTTCTTACAGTTTAATATAGCCGAAACAATAGAAAAACCATCTATAATACTACCTCCGCCTGAATTTATGCGTATTACTATTTCTTTTACGCTTTCTTGCGAGTTAAGGTATTTTAACTCTTCCGCTACACGTGAGCCGTTTACTTCTTCACCTATGTAGCCAAATAGAAGTAGTTCGTAAGTATCTGTTGATATATTTTTAAAGTTTTCTAGTCGCATAAGTATAAATTTATCCTATACTACAAATATACGTTGAAAATGTTAAAAATATTCCTTATCTTTGTACTGACTTTTCAGTATAACTATAAAAATCAGCGTATAATGAGTCAAAACTATACCCTAAAATTTGAAGATTTACCTAGTGAGTTCGTAGAGCAAACACTCACGAACTTTCAAAAACAAAGTTTGATAATAAAATATATAATTCGTGAAGAAATCGGGAAGTCTGAAAATAAAACAGAGGCTATCGACAAATTAAGTCAAAGCCTCGTTTCTGGGGTTAAATTATCTCCTTATACTATTCGTAATTTATATTACGAGTCAACAAGCACAGAAGAAATATAAGGGATAAAATAATTATGATTTTTAAGCTGTTTTCTTAGCTAAGGCGTCTTGTGTAATTATTGCATCGGTTGTGACATTTTCCGCGAAGTCGCAAAATAATTGTATTAAGTACTCGTCGCTCGGTCTGTTATTTTCACACCTGTATTTTTTCAATTCTACTACCAAACTATTTATACGAAGTTCTGTTAGATGTGTTAAATCAGCCATGTAGTTCTCTTCAACTCCTAATTTATTTGTAGACATAGTAGCTCTGATGTCCTTTAGTCTGCTTTTTGTTCTGCGTTTAAAAGCTTCAAAGTTGAATTTACGCCCGTTTAGTATACCTCTTTCGAGTACGTACTTAGCTAAATAAGCAATTGTTTCCTCTCCCTTGTCGAAATAGTCACAAAGTTTATTGCTTTCTTGTATACCGTTTGTGTCTTTAACACTCTGAATAGTGTAGTTTACAGCATCTTCTATGTCTTTTGCAAACGTCTTACTTACTGACTCCTCATGTAGTTTATTAACCTTCTCAGTCAAGTTGTTAAAACCCTCACTTATATGATTGATTTTTTCATCTTGCTTTTTATCGTTGCTTTCTATCTTTTTCATAATTATTTCACCACGGGCTTTTGCTTCCTCTGCGTTTTTCTTAGCTTCTTTCGAGTTTTTAGTATTAGCTATTTTAATAGATAGCTGCATAATAGCAATAATTAAAGCACCTAATGCTGTCAACAATTCAGTTAAATTCTCAGTTAGTAAGTTAGTCGTTTCCATAAAATTTTTAAAGTTGCTACCACTAACACAATTGCAAAAATCGTTATGTGGTAGGGGGTTAATAAAATGTCAATAAATTTCATAATTTCAGGTAAAAAATTTATAAACTAGCTACAATATTTAAGCCAGTTTATAAGTTATTAAAAAGGCTTTAATTTTTCGGTGTGTGTTCGTACCATTCTGCCTTATAACTTATAATATTATCATTATCAATAGTTGTAAACCTAAATAAATAACTTGTATTTCGTTTTAAAATTATCTCGTTATTTCTATCAAAAAAGCCTCCAGTCTTATCTGTCGCTACAGCCTCACCGAAGAGAAAATCCCCGTCTGTTGTTATTGCTGTTGGCATTGATACAACTGTTAAATTACTTGTGTTTGAACTATTCCTGTTATTATTTAAAGGATTGACGTTTGTACCTCCCGTAACACCGGCTGTATTTTCGTAAACATCTAAGTTTAGCTGTTTGTATGCTGATATACTAAATGTCATGTGTATTTGTTGCGTAGTGTCCGGAGTTGTTACAACAAACTCAATAGGCGCATCATTATCAAAATTATCATCATAATTGGCTATGAAGTAATGCGATCCGTTGTGTATCTCGTGATGGTTATACATAATTGTTTGCAAACTATGCGTAGACGAGTCAATTCTTGCAGCTCTCACCTCAGTATCTGAAATTAAACCTTTTAATATCCCGAAAAAATTCATAATAATTACTTTTAATTTTTTAATTTTTAATATACCAATTGCTTCCATCAGAGTAGAGAATTACACAATCCCCATACCCTACTAATATGAGATTCGTCTCACCTTCGATAAGCTCAGAACCTCCCGTCTCAATAGTTACGTTATATGTCAGGGTGTCCAATTCTAAAGTTTTAATACCTATTTCTCTCCCGTTTAACATACCCGTTGTAGGTAAAGTTATTGTACAATCCCCTGTTAAAGTTCTAGTCACTTGTATAAAATAATCAGTATCTAAAACTGTATAGGCAGCAGTACTTACAATGGTCGGAGGATTTAATATTTTTCTATAGTCATCAATATTTCTAATAAAATCGAAGTAACCGTTTACATTATCCCAAACTGCTATTTGACCTGTAGTTGTTAGGGCTGTTCCGTTAACGTCTGACAAGTCTGTTAACTTATCTTTCCATGTCGGACGCACAAAAAGAGTACCATTTGTGTGTGCTTTTATAACTACTGCCACTAATATTTGATAGTGTGGAGCATTCGGCTTTACGTTTGTTAAATAGCCTGCTGTCACCGCACTAATATAAATTAAGTCTCCGTCATTCCAGACTTCACTAAATAAACTTCCTGTTGTATTCACGCCGCGAACCTTACCGAACCATGTAATTTTACCCTCACCGTCATTTGCTAAGTCCTCTGTCACTAAACCCATTGAGTACTCAGGAGGCAGAGAACCGTCCGCTATAGCCAACTGAGGTAGTAATTTTCCCGAAACTCCTAGAGTTCCGGCAAACATTACAGGCGTTATATTGTTAAGTTGACTGCCTGTTTTATTTATAACATCGAAAAATGTCTCCTGAAACATTTGCCCGACAACACCATTTGGAAGTACTACATTTAAAGTTTGCTCATCCGAGTTCCAGTAAATTGTACTTTCTGTCGTGGGCTCCCCTGTATAGGCTGTATCAAAAGTAAGAAACTCTATAGGTTGTGTTAGCCCCTTAATTTCTACATATTCAATAATTCTACTAGTATTTAGGTTTGCGAAACTTTTTAACGGTATCGTAACGTAATAAATTAAGGCACTTGGGTTAGTAGGTAAAGCATCACTAATACTATAATTTCCATCTGTATCAAAACTGGTAACAACAATACCAGTAAACTCGTAGTCAGGCGGCGTTCCAGAACCGTTCGGAATTGCTGAAACAAGCGCATCAACACCGTTCGCCCATTGGTCGAGCAGGATAGTGCTTCCAACTGGCTTGCTGATTGCTCCGCTAACTGTTGTAATTTCTGCATAATATGCTATTTTAATTGTTAAATTCTCTAAAACTTCAACCCGAGCCTCTACACTGTCATCAAAAAAAAAATTCGTCAACAAGTCAAGAATCAACGCTTCCCTTGATGTTTGTGCAGGTGTAATTACGTCTCTCCAATCAAAATCAAAATATACGTTTCCCTCTGCTAATATTTGTACAATATTATCATTTAAAGGCTTTATTGTAATATCCTGAGATATATCAAAGCTCCTAATTAATACTCCGTCTACTGTTATTGCTACCTTCCTTCCAGAGGGTTTGCTAAATTCTATCGTTGTTGCCATCTATTATATTTTTTAAGGTACGTATTGAATAACTACCCAACCTCTATTATAGCCCGTATCCTTGTAATTAGTGTTATCGAACAAACTCCCTACGCCTGCATGAGTTATTTCTACATTCGAACCCCCTGACAAATAAGCGTCCGCTTGAACCGCCCCCGGCGTTGCACCACCTCCTGCTAAATAGCTAACAGGGCACTGCCATCTTACAAAAGTGAAAGGTTCACCATCAATTCGCAGTATTACTGTAAAAGACCTTATGTCTGTGACTGTCAAACCGTGTGCCACAACTTTGGCAGATATGCCACTACCTCCAGAAACCCACATATTCCAGTCGCCTATTTCGATAACTTTAGTTAGTAAACCTCCGCCGTTTACTGCTGCCAAGTTTGCAGGAGTAATCGCCAAAGTTGTACTTGTACCTGCCTGTGCTTCTGCATCCGTAGAATACTCTGTTATTCCTTTTTGAGTACTTGAAGCTATTGGAATTTTAGCAGGAGTGATAATTTTATCATCTGCTGTGAGTGCGTTTGCTTCTGCTGTTGTTGCTACTTCGAGTATACCTGCTAGTATCTCTGTTGCTAGTCTTGTAGCAAGCCCTGATGGCGTTATTGCTTTATCTGTTGTCGCGTCGTTTTGTGTTTCTGCATCTGTAGCAAGTTCTACTAGCCCTTTTTGAGTAGTTGAACTTTCAGGTAATTTAACAGGAGTAATAATTTTATCATCCGCTGTTAAAGCATTTGCCTCTGCTGTTGTTGCTACCTCTAAAATTCCTCTTGTGGTTTCGTTCGCATCCGAAAAACTAGCCTCTATCTTGTCTTGTAAACTATCCCCAAGTACTGAAAGTTGATTTGCTGCGACACTTGAAACATTAAGTAAAACACCCCTGTTAATTTCGTAACAGTTTGCTGTAGTACCTGTATTTTTTATAGTTCTATCTCCTGCGCTGTCTGTAGTTGTCGATTTCACAAAAACATAAGTATCTCCAGCGGTAGAAGCTAAATTTTGTCCGTCTACTTTTAACACTTCCCCGTTCAAATGTATATAACCATCTGTTACTGTGCAACCAAAACCAGGAGTTATGCTAGGAATACAACCAGAAATTATAAAATTTTCGTTACTACCTATTTCATATCTAGCCAATAAATTATCTATAAAATCTTTTAAATAAGAAGTTATAAATGTGAAATCATCATTGTAATAAGGTAATCCTCCTGTAAAATCTGTATCAAATCTGTTCATATATAGTCTTCTTTTTAAACTCTGTTTATAATGTATGCTTTACCGCTTGTCACGTACTGATTTAAGGTTCTTTCAATCACAGTATCCGAAGTTGAAACACTCACGGGAACATCTATAATAAAACCTGCATCGTTTAAAGTTTCACTTTTTTTGTATAAATACGTATCAAGCAATGATAGTTCGCTTTTCTTAAATAAAAAAGTATCTACTTCCCCCTCGCTTTTTTTGTATAAATACGTCTGTACATCGGCACTACTGTTATTTGTTACCGTTATTCTGCGAAGCGTTATATCGTATAAGTCATTCAGTCTTTTTTCTAAGTAAATTCTACGCGAGTCGTGTATTAAAAATTGATATGTATTGTCTCTAAAAGTGCTAAATGTATTATTTAAAACATTCAAAGGATACGTACATGTGACCAGATATTCAATAAACTTAGTACCTCTTAAAAAATAAGGTACTAACCTACGCACTAAAACTCTATAATTTATATCAAATTTACTCATAAATTTTTATTTAGCTAAATAGGTTAATTGACTACTTAAAGGGAAACCATTATCTACATTCATATAGCCTGCTGTACTTGTATACTCTTGTCTGGTGGTACTTAAAATGTCTGCGTATGTTCCTCCGTCGGGTTTAGCTTCTAAAGTTGTAACAATTACGTTAACAACACCCTCGACCAATTGAATAGCGTCTATCAAATCAATTATCCTGAGTATCCCGTTAAAATCCAAATTGTATAGATAATTATTTATTGCATCCTCTACAGGAAAACTAGCTGAGTCATTTACGTCACTCCCATCACTTGCAAGTACAAGAGGGTCGTAAACTATATTAGCTGCTATTTTTAGAAGGTCGGGGTCAGTACTAATAATACTGTTTAAAGTGCCTGAAAAAATTATATTGTCTATATAGCCCTCAAACGATGTTAATTCACTTGCGCTTAACTTTTCAGGTTGTCCACTTCCGTCATCCTTAGCAACTTTTATTCTCAATATTCCGTTTTCCGTAATTGCCGAACTATACTCTACTATTTGCAAATCTTCATCTTCTACTTCGTACACATACTGAACACCGTTCCATGTTAGCGTATCACCTAATTGAAAAACTTTAGCCTGTTCGGCATACCATTGATCTGTACCAGTTACAAGACTTTCTTGTATTTCCACAATCTCAGCTGTATGAAGGTCTAATATTTTTTCGAAAGTCCAAATACCAACTGCTACAACAAAAAATATTAACCTCCATATAGCAACTTTACTCGTAGAGGTTAAATCTCTTAACAAGTTTTGTGAGCTATCCGTAGAGGGCTGTAAAGCTAATAATTGTGCGTTATTTTCCTTTTCTGTTATTAACTCGTCGTATATGTCAGTAATTGTACGTGCCATTTATGTTATTTTTTCGGGTCAAACGCCCAATTTTTTAATGAAATATCTCTTTTTGAAAGGTTGCAGCCTTCTACTATTTCTCCCTGCTCTCCGTTTTTCATGCGGTTTACAAAAGCAATTGTTTTTCCTGCCCAGTTAAAATGTTTGTTTGTCCAGTCTTTTTTCTTTGTGTTTAACAGTTCTAGATTTCGAGTTATCGGACTACGTGTTAAACTTGCTTTCTTGCTGCATTCTGTTTCAGACCATCTTTCAAGCTCACTAAACGACATATTAACAGTAGCTTTATAGTCTGAAAATCTATCGCTTATTTCCTCCTCTGTTGCATTTTGTACAAAATCAACATCTGATAAATACTCTTTTTCAATTTCTTCTACGTTATTTTTTTCTTTTTTCTTTTTATAATTGTCTGGTATGTTTACACCGTCCATATATAATTTTGCAACGTTCTCGAAAACTTGCTCACCTGCACTCATTTCTGTTTTATCCGCTACTTGTAAACCTAGATAACTGTTTATAAATTCAGGGCTAAAATTAAAGAATGGTGCTAAGTCTTTTATAACAGATACTTTTTCCAACATGTCAAGTTCCGTACTATCGTCCCACTCAAATTTTAAACCTACAGGAATAATATTAAGAGATTCCAACATCGGTACCCATGATTTTTGAATTAGGTCTTTTACGAATATCTTATCAGATTGTACGTAGCTTTCAAAAATATTTTCGTGTACTTTCGCGCTTCCTGCATAGCTTTTTTCATCTGTTGTACCTGTTTGACCTAAAAATATTTTACTAATCGCGCTATCGCATTTGTCTATAAGTTTTTCGTATATGTTATAAGCATCAGTTTTACTACTCCCTACGTTTTCGAACTCGTCATCAGTATCAAATACTCCCCAAGATGCCCGAACCATAGATTTAAGCATATTAATTGCTCCCTGTCTGCGATTATTGTCATTTATATCTGTCTTAATAATTCGTGTGTCCATTCCAAATAAGTCTGCATGTTGACTCCATGAGCCAAACACTTTTTTCCAAATGTAGTAAGGTACTGCCTTATTGAGTATGCCTAAGTCTTCACGTGTTTCAAAAACTTCTATGGTGCTATCTTTGTATTCTTCACTATCAATTGAAACTAGATTTTCTCCCCACACCGAACCCTCAGCATATTTTTTAACCGCCTTAAATTCAGGAGCAGTATTTACAAAAGGTACAATTTTTAATCCTTGTATTTCTCCTTTTTCAAAGGAAACACTCACGCATGAATATCCGTAAAATCTGCTCAACATAGCAAACTTTATAAACATGTACGTATAATAGTTTGAAAAAGCTTTTGTTGCATCCTCGTTTATTGTGCCGTCATCGTTTTTTAAAACATAGTTCGATAAAGCTACCGCGTTTGTTCTTTGTGCCATTCCGGAAGCTACTTGATAATCGTCGACAACATCTAAATAAATACTATAAAGCTCGTAACGGTCAGGAAAATCGTTGTCTTCTGCATAACTTATAGCATGTCGCCAACGTTTAATGTCTATTGCTAGTCTGTCAACTTCGCTATTATTAATTACGCTTATTATATTTTTAGTTTCCTTTTTAGACATACCCAAACCCATTGCAGCAAGAGCCATTTCTTTCTGTCCTCCCTCCAACGAATTTACATACTCCTGCATTTCTTGCATTTGAGTTTTAGATTCTTTTCTTTTAAATATATTTAGTAATCCCATGTCTAACTTTAGTATCTAAATTTTAATAATAATAGCTATCACTGCTTGTATTTCCGTAGCTTATTTCCTGACCTCTTTCTGGCTCTGTTTCATACGTTGGTAAATCAGGTGTTAATACACCTCTCTGTATCATCTTTAAGTCCTCAATAGCCTCATCCCGTGAAACAATTCGAACCTCTGGTATATTGCGAGGGTTTATAAGTTTGTGAAGCTCGTAAACGGCTATTGATATGCAATAATGCTTTATTATACGACTTCTACTGTCTTTTTGTTCAAAGTACCCTGTTGCTGTTACATCCCATTCCTGCGCGTCATCAATAAAATTCTTTATAGTCAAATATCCTGAAAACTTAACATCATTATTTTGACCTTGCAGAATTGGACGGGAGGAAGGAAGTGCTGACGGTAAGGGGTCATAAGTTATATAACCAACTTCGTTTATACCTGCGCTTCTGTCTGCTGAGGAAATGTATATTTTAATAACCGTATCCTCACGTTTAAAGTAAATAGTTCCGTAGGTTAGTCTATCCCAACCGAGAATGTTTTTATGCCTATCCGTATAATCGTTTGTAGAATAGCCTAGTGCTGAGGTAGGTAAATTCCCAATTGAGGGAACTACATTTGTGTAAAGAGTCTCATTAAGTACTATTTGCTGCCAAGTAACGTCGTCATCATCTGGAGCAATACCTGTACTACCTACTAGATTCTCATAAATATAAGTTAGTGTAACATTGTTAGCGTCCGTGATAGAATAGCTTACTCTATCCCCTGCGATATATGTAGCTGCTAAGTCGTATGTAGGTTCTGAATAGGAAAGAACGTCTCCTGCGAAGTATTTTGTAGAGTTTGAATATTCCAGTACATCAATGAATATTTTATCAACATCATAGCGATGACGTATATAATTTTTTACCATTTCTTCAACATCCTTTTCTTTGTCTTGTCGAATGGTATCATTATTTTTTAGGATAACGTCTAGTTTATCCTGCCTTATGATATTATAGTAATCGCTGAGTAATAAAAAGCTCATTTCTTTATATTTGTAAATTTTTACAAATATACGAAAAATATTTTAAATAAAAAACAGCAACTTTGTAGTATAATTCAAGTGAGATTTTAATAAAAAGTTGTCAGAGTCCTTTTCATTACTATTAGACTATGTGATAAATTAAAAATTAGTTTAACTGTAATCCCTGACAACCTTTTAAAAATTATTTCTTTTTATCGAAGTACGGACTATCTTTTAAATTGTCCGCTTCGCTTTTCCGGTATTTATCGACCGTCC